GTAGGTCTTGTTCACTGCGTCTGTCGCTGCGCTAGGTGCGTCGGCTAGTGTGATGTCTCCACCCGTCTGTACCACGATGTCCACACCCGTAGGTATGGTCAGGTCGCCACTCATCGTGTCGCCCGCTGTAAATACGTATATGTCCTCTACCTCGGTTGCGTTTACACAATCCGTACAGGCGAGGTCTTCCACTGTAGCTACTCCACTTGTCCATGAGATAGCGCCGTGGTCAGCGTCAGCCATGTCGTCGGCGTTCACGGAGTCGTTATCGCATATGTCGGTTATGCTTCCTGTGTCGCCGTCCTGCGTAATTACGGTAGTTGGGTAGGTTGCGTTCTCTTCGATTGCTACGCCACAAAGGTTGACCTGTGCGCCACCTACGGATGCTACGTAGATGTCTGGGTCGGTGCAGGTGCTGCCTTTCCTGTTACATACGAAGTCGTTCTGGGACATTGACATGATGTGGTTGTCGCCCTCAATGAAGACGCCTACGCTCTCACAGGAGCATACGCTTGCTTCACAAGTGCCGCTGGGGAGAACGCCTGTCGTCGTGCCGTTACAGTCTGCATCAACTGTGCAGGCTCCGCACTCAGCATTGTCAGACCCACACATGATTGTGGGGTCGTCCGAGCAGAGGCCGCCCTCGGTTCCCTGTAGTTGAAACCTGTTGTCCAGCCAGATGTTGTTAAAAGCCTGTCCTACTAAGCAGTTGTTAGACCCGCAGTCAGAGACTTCATCTGCCTCGGTGCAGGGGGTTGCGGAGCCTCCACCGGAACACAGTCCCTCGAAGCAGCTACCGCCTGTGTCGCAGTCGCCATCGACAGAGCAAGACCAGCCATCGTTAGAAACCTGTGGGGTAGCGTCGTTAGCTACGTCAGTGAAGGCCACGCTTACGGTGAGGTTGGTGTTGTCCGTAATAGCCGTAACAGTTCTTGTCTCGCCGGTTACTGTTATCATCTCGCCTACTACTACTTCTGTGGTAAAGGTCGTGCCGACACCCACTACCGCCGTAGAGGCCGTGGGGTTGATTGAGCCAGTCAGCGTGGTCAGTCCGTCACCGCAGTATTTAAGGCCCGTTATGTGAACACCAGCCGCGTCGGACTGAAAGAAGCCTCTCTCTACGAGGAAGTCCCCGGCGTTATGCTTACAGGTGCCGCCTGAGTCAGCGCAGTCAGCGTCAACGAGACACGCACCAAAGTCCGTACCTACCGTACAGAAACCTGCTGTGCCTGTCCCTCCTCCACCAAGTTCCAGCTTCATCAAGGGAGCATGTTCGCTGCCTGCAAGGTTGTAGGGGTTAAAGTTGCGGAGCCAAGCTGTCGTTCCTATGCCTGCTACCTCCAGCCCTGTCCAAGAGGTTGACTGCGATACCACGTTAGCTTCAACGTTCCATATTCGGATGTTGTGCCAACCGGGGCCGAAGTAAATGTTAGCCACAGCTTGTTCGGCGTAACCGTCAGCAGCTAAGTCATATAGGCTACAGTTTCCCGCTCCAGTAAAGTTGAAGACGTGGTTGCCTGTAGCGGTCGAGTTAATCGTGGTCTGCTTCTGGCCTGCACCCTGAATGGCTACCCAGTCTACGGGTGCTCCAGCGGCTGTGCCGTCGTCAGTAAAGCGAATTCCGTCCTCGTTGTACTCACCGGCTGCTACGTATATGGTGTAGGGGACTGTGGAGCTGGGAGGGCCGTCGATGTTCGCCTGTATGATGGCGTTCTGAATGGTGGCGCAAGGGGCTTCTTTGCGGCACTTGCCGTTGTCAGACCCGTCTGTGGCCACCCAAAGTTCTTGGGGGTGGTTGACGTTTACTTGTCTTCGGTTCAGGCGCTGAGCCTCTACAGGTGCAGCCATAGTAAGGCCCATAGCAACGGCGCATAACGCTGCTACTATTTTATTTCGTATGTTCTTCATGTTAATCTCTTTCCCAAAACCGCACGTAGGCGGTCTCTCCACTGGCAGTCACGGCGTAAACTACGCCCGTCCACCTATCATCTGTGTAGGAGTCGCCATCAAGTAGGGCTAACCCGTTTGTGGTTGAAACCGAGGCATCGCCTATGTAGACGGTGTCGTTAGCTCCAGTGCCGTCAATACTGAAGGACTGGACAACGAAGCTCTTGCGGTTGTTGTTTGCTGAAAGGACAGACTCGGAACCTGTGATGGTCTGGCCTGCCTGTGTGACGGTGTTCTCGGCTGCTGCGGTAGACATGACTTGCACCATGGTTTCTACTGCTGCTACTGTCGGGCCGTCCTGTACTGCTACGTCGGCTGTCGCGCTACCCGTCAGGGTATCGTGGTTGATTGTGATGCCGCCGAAACCAGCCATCGGTTAAGCTCGCCTTCGTTGGGGCTTGGCCTGAATGTCTGGTCTGCCTTCTGGCCCGCCTGCTACGCTGCTCGCATGTCTCGGCCTTGCTGTCGGGCGTGTGACTGGGAACGGAGGCTTGGCCTGACCCGGCACCCATGCTTGGAACGGGCCTTTGCCTTTGACAGAGTCAGGTATGAGGCGAATGGAGCGAGGGTGGAAATGGGTCAGGTTTATCAGAGGGTCAGATACGTGTATGTTGACTAGGTCGTTCTTTAGGATGGTTCCGTCAAAGTAGTGGAACTCAGTAAGGAACTCCTGTGAGCCATTTGTGTACCCGAACGATATTGAGTCGAGGGGGACGATGGCTAAGCTGCCGTCAGCTAGTGTAATCTTGGTGGTGCCTGACGAGCGGTAGGATACGAACTCCAAGAAGTCGAGGGGTAGGTCGTCTACGTCTAGGACGAACGAACCACGTCGCCAGTAGCATTCAATACGAACCAAGGTCTCGGTTTCGATATCATGCCAGTGGAAGTCACGTGAAGACTCTACGTCTCCATTGCGGTGAATGTAAAGAAACTGTATATAACCCTGTTTTATCTCTGGCCCCGGCATTGGTATCCTCCTTAATATAGTCTATACTACCAGTATAGCACGGTTTCACGCAGAATTTAGCCCTCACCCGGAGGTTAGTCCGGGTGAAGGCTAAGAGCAGTCGCCTCTTTTGGAGGCCAAGGCCCAAGGTAGATTTCTAGGTTAGCTGAAGTCGAATTTCAAGCTACACTGTAGCTCGTAACCCGCTGTCGTGCCCTGATAAGTACCTGTCTTTTCTTCGTCAACCACTGCAAAATAAGCTGCAATATGGATACCTTCAGTCGAGCCTGTGGACAGGGTCAAGCTGTTAGTATCGTCTGCGGCAGCCAAGTTCACGGTAGGCTCGCCTTCGCCTTCGTCGTTCGAGGTACGGTACGTGTAACTACCAGTGGTAGCACTCGCCACGTAAACCGCGTCGATGTTGGCGTCTGTGGTTGTACCGATTTCGTCACCAGACAGACAGGCGTATTTCAGGTCTGTCGTACTGGCGAATCCATCATTGGACATCCAGAAGCGAAAGTTGTCAGCGGTCGTGTTGCCGTTGTCGGCAGTGACCGTCCAGATAAGGTTGAAGACCGCTGAGTTAGCGGCTCCTGCTGAGATATCGACTGTGCCGAAATCCCAAGGGGTAACTTGTGTGTCGGTCGTACCGTTGTTGGTAGCCAGTGTGGTTCCAACTATAGCGATACGCTCGGCGGGGGTATCTACGGCTGTAGTGGCTGTAGATGTCGCAATCTGCATAAACTGTGTTGAGGGGGCATTATTTGCCATGCTATTATTTCTCCTAAATAAACTCGGTAGAACTATACGTTCCACCTACATCTATTATAGCACATATTTTAAAGGTTTCTACAATAATTGTCCCAAACGCAAATGACCCCCCCGGCGTGAGCCGGGAGGGCCAAAGGCTTGAGTAAACAAACAGAACGTTACTATGAAGATTAGCTCTTCAGGGCAACTCCAACACCAGCGGCCACAATCGGGTCACTCGTGCTCTGGACGGCCTGAAAGTCAAGGCGCTGTAAAGCCACCACGACGTTCTGGTCGGTTTCGATTTGCTCACGAGACTTCAGGGTAATACCCCTTCTGTCGCCGAAGCGCATAGCGTCGGTACGCACACACAGAATCTGTGTGGTAGAACCGTCACCATCGTTTTCGCCAACGACGTCCAAGTCCTCAGCGACGAACTCGCTGATAAGAATCGGAATGCCGTCAATCGAACCCATCTGGCCGTCGAGGATAGTTGCGCGGCTGCCGATTTTATCGACAGTCACAACTTCCGAGATGTCCAGAAGGGTGTGGTACGCGTTGATGCCAACGACGAAGGCAAGGTTTCTGGTACTCACACCGTACTTACCCATCGAAGTCCGCAGCTTACGCAGGTTAGCCAACGAGAACGTGCCAGCTAAGTTAGTGGTCGTGCCACTAATCTGAGCCATACGCCTGTAGCCATCCCACGCCTGAAGCTGTCCACCCGAAGCATACGTTACACCACTAATGTTAGTGGCTCCCGAGGTACGGATGTCGCCGTTAATCAGGATGTTCTCCTGAGCTTCGGCCAGCGCCAGCGCTATCTTGTCACGAACGTAAGGCAGCACCGGAACGATACTATCCTCAGTCATCTCGGTCGAAACAACGGTGCGGACGCCAATCTTCTTGGCGTTGAACACAACGTTGGCCGTGTCGGATGTCTGGGCAGTCACGTACTCAGTGTGGTCTGCAATATCCGTAGTCGCTTCGCTCACAACGTAAGCGCTGATGTCAGCACCTTCGATGGGCAGCTTGTACGGGTTCGTGGGCATGTTGAAACGACCATGCAGGTTAGCAACGTTAAGCTGCAACCTCACGGCTTCCACCATACTGGCTGAAAAGCCAGTGGGAATCCAGCCTGTAGACGTAGTTACGTCCTGAGTGCTGTCTCCGGTATCCATTGCTTTCGCAAGCTCAGGGTACTCTTCGCTCACGTAGCTGGCTATCTCGGAGTGCTTCATTGCATTCCCGCCGAGAATAGTGTTAGCTATGTAGAGCATGTCGTTACCCTGTTGCATACGCTCCACGTCACTTCCAGCCTGAGCTTTCAGTGAAAAGAGCTTATCGAGCTGCTTGCCCGAGTAGGAGGGGACATTGACGTCACGGTCGGTGACTTCGAACTCGCCCTGACGGGCGCTCTTGGTCTCACGGGAGAGCTGCTTACGCAGCTTCTCGATTTCCGAGGTCATGGCATCAGTCTTTTCCTGATATTCCGAAGTCTCGCGGGCACGGGTGTCAGCACTCTCAGCGGCTTCACGAAGTGCTTTCACTTCTTTGGCCAACTCAGAGAAGGTGTCACCAGATTTCACATCAACTTCGATTGTGTCTTCGGTCGCTTCTGCGACGTCGGACTTATCTGTCGTATCCATGTTAGTAATTCTCCTTGAATTAGATTTGCAACCAAACAAACCAGTAGCAGAATGCTACATACTTATAGTATAGCACAATAATTAGCGTTTTTTACAACTACCGATAAATGCTCGGTAGTTCCGCAGTGATGGACTATAGACCTCAACGATTACAGCTACTTAGGACTCTCGTCGAACAGCACACTAGGCGAGAGCAAAGTATCGTCCGTACTAAACGCTTCGAGTAAGAACAGGTCAACTTGGTTGCCTCTCAACTCTCCTGCTGCTCCTGTTATCTCGTTACACTCTACCAGTGTGACTGGCCCTTGCACACCGTCTACGCTAATAGCAGCGACAGTAGTGGTGGCTGGGGTGCCGTTAAAGGCGTTACCGGGTTTGTGGTCTTCTACCGATATGTCCCATCCTGCTATGGCGTAGTTACAATCTGACAGGGTGCGGTTGCTGGGGTACTCAAGCCTGAACATGACTCCACCGAACAGTTCATTTGAGGTGACCCTCGCACGGTTGACCATCACAGGTGCTACCGGGCAGTCTAGTGTGGCCAAGGGAACACCAACTACTACCTTAAGCACGCGGATGGCGTCGTTCAAGGTGAGGACACCGTTACCGTCTGCGTCACACAGCTTGTCGATGAAGGGCACGCATGGGCCGGGGAGAGCTATGGTGGCTTGGAGCAGGCTCAGCGCGTCTCCAACCCCAATCCGTCCGTCGTCGTTGAGGTCACCACAGGTGCCTCCCGGCGCGGGCGGGGGCGGGGGAGGCGGGGGCGGTAGTTCTGTTAGCGTACCAGACCAGCCTACCTTGTCGAGCAGCACTATAGTACCATGGAGGTCGTGGCCGATGCCAGTGGCAAACGGCTCCATCACCTCGCTAGGGGTTAAGATAGTGTCGTAGTGAGCGACCGACGACCCACCTCTTACTGGGTTGGGCGAGTAGATAGGCATAACACCAGCGGCTCTAGGGCCACCAGTGCAACCTGCCGTATAGCCAGCACACAGGGCGTCCGTCTCAGGGGAGATGAAGGCGAGGGTCTCACTGATGATAGCAGCGGCGCGGTCAAGGGATGGCATGTCAGGGAACATTGACGTTCTTGGTACGCCTCCTATGTTCATCTTGACACCGAGGAATCTACCATAAGCGTCAGGGCAACCATCGACTGAGTTAGCGGGGCAGGTGGGAAACTTGCCTGTGCTTTTGTGTACGAGAGAGGAGAAGCCCATAGAGTGAGCTATCTCGTGGTAGACAGTGGTAGGTAGGTCGAAGGAGCTAGGGTTGCCGCCGTCTGTGCCGTCGCAGGAGTAACCCCAGCCACGGTCTCCGAAGAAGCCGGGGCGGTCTACTCGTGTGTTGAAGTTTAGGATGAGGTCTTTGGTCAGCTCTCCACCTATTACTGCACGCCCAGCGATAGCGTTAGCGAGTGACCAGTGGTAGTAGATGTCGGGGTCGGGGGCTTCAGGGAAGCCACGGACGTAGCCACCAGTCTGAGAGGAGGCTAGTACGCCTCCACCAGCCGAGCCGCCCATGTCACGCCAAGTCACGGAGACGCGGATGGGTATAGGTGAGTCAAAGAAGCTCGTCATGCGGGCTGCCGCACAGTTGAACACTGACTCTCTGAAAGGGGTTAGAGGGTCGGTGGGGTCTTCGTGGACGTATATGACGTCAACACGAGCGCCCTTACTACCCATGTTCGGAATTGAACACTCACACACAGGCGGGAGGGCGTTGACGCGGGTGCGTCCGTGAGCAGGCTCAGTTTGAACCCGTTCGTAGATGATGTCGGACTCAATGGTTGCTATTGAATGCGTGCCGTCGTCCAGCACTTCGATGTAGCGACCAGTGTTAGCGTCTAGCTTCTGTGTTGGCACGACTACGTCGGGGCCAGTAAGCGAAGCATGTGCGACGGAGGCAGAGGCTAAGATGCTCAGTACGGTGAGTATTGTTTTATTCATACTTCCAGTATAGCATGGAATCTCAGCCAATTACAGAAGTCGTACAAAAATGTACGATTTATTCTAGCGCCTAAAAAGGCTTTTGGCCGCTGATGCTACCGTGTCACTGATGAAGGTTTTGAGAGCGTCTTGTAGGTCAGCGTTCTCCTGCTTCAAAGTTTCCACCTCGCCGTTCAGAGCAGTAAGTTTTTCAGTGGCTTCGCTAACGAGGCCAATCATCATCTCCTGCTGCTCCATAATAGCGTCGGTATCAACTTCGGCTTCTCCCTTCAACTCGATGTCGTCACTCACAAGCTCCAATTCGACCTCTTCGGTCTCCTCTACTTTGAGTTCAACTTCTTCAGTCTCGTCAGCTTTGACTTCGACTTCGAGTTCTTCAGTCACTTCTTCGGTAGCCTCAGTGGTCTCTTCTATGGTTTCCATAGATTTCTCCTCTGCTGCTTGCTCGGTGACGACCATGTCAATCTTGGAAGGCTCATTGCTCTTGCAAAGCTCCTCGTAGGTCATCTCCTTGTCGCCAACCAGAACACGGATGCCTTTCAGCGAACCGTCTCCAGCTATGTCGAACAGGCTCTCGGCGTTCATGGGGATACCCACGACCGAGACTTCCAGTAGTTCGGCAGATGTGATGACTTCGACACCTTTGTCGTCCTCTTCAATCTCTTCAGGACGGAGGCCAACTGAGAAAGCGCGAATGGCACCACCCTCAATCATAGACCACGTCAGGTCGGCTTCTGCCCAGCCTTCGCCTATCTCTCCTGTTATCTCCAGTCCTTCGGGTGTAATAGAGAAGTCTACCACCTTACCTACTGGGATGCTCCATGAGTGGTTGAGGAACATAACCGGGTTGCTCATGAAGCGAGTCATGCTCGCAGCAAAAGCAGTAGGCTCGATACGCTGGTTACTTCTGTCAACCGTGTTCGCGTTAGCCATTCCTTTGATAAGTCGTTTACCCTTGTGTGAGGACTTGATGGTTATGTCGCCAATCGACATTATCCTTCCTGCTTTAGTCTCGAAATCTGCCATTCTAAAATCCTCCTTGGGCATTGCCCTGTACTATTATTATAGCACAGAAAAGGACGGTTTTTACAGTTTACTACTCCTTAGACTTTCGGTGGTGCTGAACGAGGGTGGCGACCTGCCTAGCTATCCCCTCTACTTTGTCGTCAATCTCTTTGACGTCGTCTTTGACAGACGCGAGGCTCTTCTCGTGGATTCTGTAGAAGGGGGCAGCATACCACACTTCTATACCGTCATTGTCCTTCTGTTGGTGCATTGTGAGCAGCTCTTTGTTGATTTCGAGTGCTTCATACGCGGTAGCGCGGAGGACGGAGACGGCGGTTCGCAGCACGGCAATCGCAGCAACAGTAGTGTGAATCTCAGTTATCTTGGTCTGGGCCGCTGCGTTACCTCGGGCCTCTGTCACCTGATTTTGGGTAATGCTGATGAGTGCGTTTTGGGCAGCTTTAACTTGTTCTGAGTTAGCTGTAACTTGTTTGAGAACAACCTCATAGCCCTTGATGAGCTTGTCATACTGGGCTTTATTATCCTTGTCTCTGTTACCAAAGAAGGTAGAGATTATCTCTTTAATTAATACCCCAGCTACTGCGAGGGCAAGTACACTACTTATCTCCATCCGCTTCACCCTTCTTGGGCTTGTCCTTCTTAGGCTTCTCTCCTGTACCTGCGGCGGCAACAGCAGTTGCGGCGGTCTCAGCGGCGACAGCAGCAGAGTCGGTGGCGACAGAAGCGGCAGCGCTCGCGGCGTCAGCAGCAGCCTTGTCTGCCTCACCATTAAAGTTGAGCGCGGGCAGAGGGTTGTCTCCGTGCTTGAAAGGTTTGACTGAGGGGTAGAACTCGGCAAGCGCGTCGTTGAGCGGCCAGCCTGCGTCTATCAGCGTCTTGAACGCCTCAGCCTTGCCAAGCTGCATCTCGACGGTATCCTTGAGTGCGGGAATCTTATCGGTGTCACCTACTATCTCGTAGTTCTCGCTAAAGAGGTCTGAGAGTTCAAGGTTGAGCCTGACGAGGACGCGCTCTAGGAGCGGGTTGACAGTATTCGTCCAGAACTGCATGGACTGGTCGCGGACACCTGCGCTACGTCCACTGCTAGACTCTTGGTTAAATACGCCTGCGATTGAGGGTGGCACGCCGAAGAGCGAGAGAATCTCTTCACGTGCATTCTTCAGGGTGTTCAGCCAGTCGAGGTCTTTGGGGTTCGGCGTTGTCTGCTGCCAGTTCAAGCCTCCCTCTAAGACCAGTACCTTACCAACCTTACTGGTGCCCTCATAGTTCTGGCGCAGCTCGCGTTTCATTCGCCTAAACTCAGTTTCACTCATCGCCTCTTCCGAGGTGATGATACCGGAGGGCCACGTCGCGTTGTTGAAATACGACGTGTTCCAGCTTCTTGCTTGGTGGTCAGTGTTAATCATGCTACGGGCTGCCTGTATGGGTGACAGTCCGTATCTGCTCTCCCCACGCGGGTCAGGCAACTTGATGTGAATGATGCTTGCCTTGGGGAAGGATATAGTCTTGTCGTTGACTACGTATCGGTAGCCCTTGATGAAGTTCTTGCGGTCAGGAATCACGACCATGTTCTTGGGGTTAAGGATGTACAACTCGCGAGGTCGGCCACGGCTGTCCGTCTCGGCCTTTTCAATGAACGCATTTCCAGTCAGCAGCAGGTGCTGAATGATGGTCTCAAGGAATTCAACGCGAGTTGTATGAGGGTTCGGCTGTTCAAGGAGCTTAACGAGTCCTTGGCCTATCTTGACCTCATCGTTAGCTTTGCCTTTCTTGCGCTTGTCTACTACTCTCAGTGAAATCTGATTCAGCGCGTTCGTGATGCGGTTGATGGCGATGTAAACCCAGAGACTCCGGGCGTACTGACCGAGCATGGTGTCATGGCTCTGGTCGCCGGAGATGCCTAGGTCGCCATACCCCTGTCCCGAGGAGGGGGGCTGGAAGATGTTGGAGGCTCCGTGGTTCGTGTCCTCGTGTATAAGACGAGCAGCAGCGGAGGATTTTTCTTCAGTATCAACCGAAGCGATACGGCGGTCTGCTCGTCGGACGCCTGTAATCTTTCGTATTTGGTCTATAAGAGCCATTAGTAATCCTCCTCGCAGCCTTAGCCACACTATACATCTATTATAGCATAGTTTTCTGGGGATTTATCACAGTTTCTGGTCAGTATTCTGAGGAGGGGAGTCGGGGCAAACTAACGAGAGTGGGTACTGCTTAGGGGGGGTATGCGACAGTGGGGGCAAACTGACGAGGTATGGTACTGTAGGGTGACACACTGCGTCATTCTTCTTCATTTATACCCCCCCTAGTATTCTTAGATAATAATAATAATAAGGATAGGGGGTAGGAGGAGTTTAAGTCAACTTCGTCAGTTTGCCCCTACTGCCACCCACCCCCTTGTAGAGAATATCAGCTTTCGTTAGTTTGCCCCGACTAGTTCGTCAAATAGGGTCACCCCATAGTACTACAGTTCGTCAGTTTGTGTACGATTATCTTTCAGATAACTTGACAGGTGGTGCAAATGTATGCTACAATATAAGTATGGCTCGATTAACGAAAGAGATAGACCTTTGGTCGAAATGGGATTCTGTGGCCTTGAAACGAAAGCGCGCAGAGATAGGTGAAAGAGAGTTCTCAAGGGGCTGGAGACAGCGCGCCATATCCTCAGACGACATGTTGATTCAGCCAGCCCACGTTGACAAGTGCAAGGACTTCGAGGCCGAACTACTTTACCCCGGCGACCCCGACTGCAAGATATTCAGCCAAGGGAAGTGGTCGGTCTTCTTCGGAGTGGATTTGGCCATAGCGGGCGTTGAGTCAGGCGGTGACTTTTTCACCCTGATAGCTATAGCGGTTGAGCGCCCATCCTTCAAGCGTAGGATAATCGGCATGCACCACTCTAGGGGTCTGACGTTCAAATCCCAGCTTGAGATAGTAGAGCAGTGGGACGAGGCGTTCAACCCTACCCTCGTCTGTGTGGAGAACGTGGCGTATCAGGATGCGTTCGTGCAGGAAATCAAGAGAACCACGTCTATCCCCGTCCACCCCTTCGCCACCTCAGCTATCAGTAAGCACAACCTAGAGAGTGGCCTCCCCCGCCTCGCCGTTGAGATAGAGCAAACCAAGTGGACTATCCCTTGGGCTGAAGGAAAAACTAGGGAGCAAATGCAAATCCTCGAAAACGAGATGATTAACTACGGGGTCGCCAGACACGACGACGCTCTCATGGCGCTGTTCTTCTCACGGATAGCCGCGACTCAGGTCAAGGTATCCACAGCCAAGCGCGTTCGCGTAATTTGACACAAGCCTTGCTTTGTGATACGCTCATAAGATGAAGAACGTAGTCGAACCAAAACCAGTAAAGTTGTATAACGAGGTCTGGTATCCTACCGACCTCGCCAGCGACGACAGTGACTTCGACTCGTTGGCTAGAGGAGCTATAATGTCAGCAGAGCTAGACGGTAACTTCGAGCGTGCCGAAGCACTAAAAGTAGTGCAGCGACAAGCCCACCGAGAAGCCTTCGCCAGACAGCAACAAAACACCGCCTACTCTCCTCTAGGGTGGAGCAAGTACGCAGTCACCCGAGGCGGCCAACTAATCCATTACCCCGAGGCAGTCAACCCAACCCCTCTCGAATGGGAGATGAAAGGGCTTGGCGCTAGTGTTAGCCGTAAGATGCAGCAGAACGGACACCAGCATCAAGTGCGTGGCATCGACCTGATGATTAATAACTTCTTCCCCGTTGGCGTGGTAGACAGCTTCAGCTACAAAGACGGAAACCCCCACAACCTCTCGGTGGACAACCTAGAGGTTATAGCCGGAACCTACGTCAGGAAGACGTGGAAAGCATTCGCAAGAGCCTGCCACATCATACCCGCTGGCCCCGGCCAGCACCCGCAGCGACTCGTAGGGTTCAACTGCCAGCAGACTATCGACGACTGTGCGATGGAACATGGCTTCTACATCCCTAGGCTCCAAGCCATCCTTGACGACTACATGCACCTCTTCTGGAAGGACAAGTGTCAGAGCGCGACCTGTGGGCAGACAAAGCCTACGAAGCTGTACTGGACACTGGACGGGAAGTTCATCGCGCTTGGAACTAAGCAGCGGTACGCTGCCCCCCTTGACTACAACGGACTAGAGAAGGTCAAGCCCATGTGTGGGTATTGCACCAACGTACCCGACTCCTATGAATAAATACTATTTTGGCTTGTGTTCGTTTAGAATCTATGCTATAATGGAAGTATGAGAAAGAACGCAACGGTCAGGACAATCGAGTCTCACCCTGAGTACTGTCTTACCGCATCTGGCACCGTATTCTCCCAGAGAAATGGTGAGCTAACTACTAGCGTGAATAGCGAAGGCTACGAAGTGGTCAGTCTCTACAGTAACCACAAATACACAACCTTTTGCGTCCACGAGCTAGTCGAACGTTACTGGAGGAAAGAAAATGGCTAAGATACCAAAGAAGAAAGGGCCGAAGCTCGACAAGAAGACTATCGAGATAGACCTTGACAACCTGCCCGACGACTCACACCTTGTAATGAAGGCTGACGAGTTGGAGAAGCACCTAGACGAGGCTGGCGAACAACTCACCGACCTCGCACTGTACGGTAGCGCCCCTGACATAACCGATATGTCTTGGAAATTATACAGCGATTACAAGAAGGGACTGCTGCCCAAGGTCTTCGAAGACGACGATGAACTCATGCGCTTCTACCAAGACCGCAAGAAGGAAACAGTCCTCAAGCTCACTACGTTCATCCAAGCCGCGTCCACAGCCCTGCTCGACAGTGACAAGATTGAGGTCGCCTCGGTCAGAGACCTGACAGCCAGCATAGGGCAAGCCCTCAAGCTGATTCAGGGGATGGTAGGCGCTGACAACGTCACACAGGTCGAGCATACGCACGACCACGACGTTAGCAGCAACATGAGCGAGAAGGACATCAACGAGCGCGTCAGGATAGCACAGGACAAGCTAAACGCGATTGATGTGGAAGTTGAAACCGTAGAGGACGTACCCGCGAAGGATATGATAAAAAGGCCGCTGGGGTGAAGACTCAGCAACTCAAAGACCTAGAAGAGCTAGAAGCTCTAGCCATTGAGGCTGAGGGTATGCAGCAGGAGCGCAAGCTCCAGAGGGCAAGGGAGTCGTTCGAGGACTTCTGTGAGATGGCTATTAAGGACGAGGTAACCGGGAAGTCTATCACGCTCGCGCCACTACACAGGGCGTGGATAGGCCACATGCGCTTCTGCCTAGAGAACGAGCTTAACTGTCTCGTGCTGGCTCCAATGGGCAGCGGCAAGACCCAGCTCTTTGGAATCGCCCTGCCAGTGTACCTCATAGGTTCCAACCCCAACATACGCCTCAAGCTCATCGGCCTGTCAGATGACTCAGCTAAGGAGAGGCTCGCCTCTATCCGTACCTACATAGCGCACGACGAAGACGTCAAGGCTATCTTCCCTAAGCTGAAGCCTGACGAGGGACGTGAGTGGACGAAGCACAGACTGTTCGTAGAGCGGACAACCAACGCTAAGGATGCCAGCATCGACGCGAAGGGTGTGACCTCCACAGGTATTGGTGGTCGTTGTGACTACCTGCTCGCAGATGACTTGGGAGACTATAACTCTGTCATCGCGCAACCTGCCAAGCGTGACGCTATCAACAACACCTTCAAGATTGTCTGGCTGACTCGTATTGAGCCTACAGGCAGCGCCATCATGATTGCTACCCGGTGGCACGAGCGTGACCTAGCCGGTGAGATAATCAACGACCCAGAAGTCCGTGAAAGGTGGGGAGTCCTCGTCCAGCGCGTCAGTGAGGACTTCGAGAGCATCGAGCAAGAGGTCATCATAGGCGATAAGTACGCCGAAGCCTACGCTAGGGCGATGGACGGCTTCGACATCAGGTTAGACGTAGAAGGCTAGACACAAGCCGATATTTGTGCTATAATAGAAGAAGTGATTCCTGCAAAACCGATACCTATTGATACCATGAAAGAGTACGCAGAGTACCGCGTTCGTACTCCCGCCTCCCAGTACCCCGACCCTAATGGTCGGAAGGGAGGAGGGCCATGGGGCCAGCAACTGATGGAGAACAGCCTTGGCGACATGAGCATGAGCTTCACCACCTACACCGAGTACCAGAGGCGGCTGTTCGACATGGACAGCCACCTGTATAACGCCCGATACCCAGAGCGAGGCTCGACCCACAGGTATCGCCCCCAGATAGAGATTAGACCCTTTTTCTCCATTGATGTAGAGGGTGTCCAAGGTAGAGCCTGCCGTAAGCACGGTAAAGCCCCTTTCCCTGAGCTGGGCTGCCTGTCGGTGCCTGAACTCCCGCCTGCGACAGAACTGCTCATTAAGCTGAGCAGCAAGCCCACCCCGGCTGTTATACTGAGTGCCACAGCCTATATCATTGAATTCTGCTACATCGCTCCCGAGTCTAAGATTCGGAACGGCCCTACTCACCTGCGCTTGATAGAGGCCTCGTCTGACACTGATTATTGGCGCAATTTCTGCTAGAACTGTGGTATAATAGACATATAGACTTTAGGAGGATTACTAATGGCTCTGAGTAAGAAGTGCAGTAAATGTGACGAGATTAACAGCGTGGAAGCGTTCTACCTTGTAAAGGGTAAACCCGTCCAACCCTGTAAGGACTGCCGACGCACCTACGCGAAGGCATGGCGCAAAGACAACCCAGAATACTACAACAACTGGGCCTCCGAGAACAAAGACAAGGTCAAAGAGAAGAACCAGAACTACCAAAGCAAGCGCAGGCTCGCTAAGCCCGTCGTAGCTATGCTGCTGGCCCTCTCCTTCGTCACACCAGCCTTCGCCCTCTCCGTGCCCCCTTCGCCTACCATCGCAGACGTAGCTTGCCGCAAGAACCCCGTAGGCATCTTCCCTGTTGAGCGTGTGGTGCGAATTGTGGACGGAGACACCCAAGACCTGCTCATAAACCTCGGCCTCGATACCTACACGCTTATACGCACTCGCCTCATAGGGGTTGACACCCCGGAGACACGCGGAGCAGAGAAGCCCGAAGGAGAGGTTGCCAAGGCATACACGATTAAGTGGTTCGACGAACACAAAGACCTCAAGCTCATATACTTCGGTCGCGGGAAATTTGGACGCGCACTCTCCGTCGTCAGAGGAGGAGATGACTTCCTCAACGTAGACATCATAACGTCAGGCAACCACGCCGCTAAGCACTTGGGGGTAGCATATTGTGGGGGGAGCAGGAAGGCCAAGCCCAAGGTGACTCCCAGTGCCGAGTAAGAAGAACAATGTCCTCGGGCCGCTTGACGGCAAGACACTGAAGATAGGAGCGCACGAACTCTCCGTCTCAGTACGCAAGGAGCTGTGGACGCTACCTAAGTCCCACGTTGACTCAGCGACAGAGCTAGGCAAGAAAGCTCACGCCTTCGGTTACTTCGACCCCTCTACGCTAGAGATAGCCCTGTCCAGTGAGCTGGCTGACTCCATCGCCCTTGAGACCCTGCTGCACGAGATACTCCACGTACTAGTGGAGATGACTGGTTGCCGAGAGTCCCTCAAGCTAGGTAGAGAGGAGAACGTAGTTCAAGCCCTAGGCAATGGACTCGCAGGAGCCTTGATAGACAACCCCAACCTTATGACTATAATCAACAAGATAGTGAGGAAGAAACGTGAGCGTAAGAAGTAAGCTCCAGAAAGCGAATAACCAGCGCCAACTTAGCGACGGTGCGTTCCTGTTCATCTTCGGCACAGCCACTGCAATCGTGCTAATCACAGCAGAGATTGTTTTGATACTGAAGGGGGGTGTTATGGCCCTCTACCACAAAGTGCGTAGTTTTGTCTAAGATGATAGACAACCTGTATCGGCTTTACTACCGCCGCTCCTCCTCACTAGAGAAGAGTGTCGCGGAGCGCTTTTACTGGCTCGACACCACCGACAAGGAGCGCCCCATCATAATCAGGAAGCTAGTCACACACTCTCACATACCCACCTGCTACGGCTGCGGAGCCAAGCAGGAGGTCACGAAAAGAGGTAAGCCAACCATCTTCTTCGCAGAGGATGCACAAGAGGTGATAACCTTCTTCTGTAGCCTAGCCTGCCTCAGCGAACACCAGAAACAATTATCGTAAATAGGCGTATAGTAGCTTGACACACACCCCCACTTTGTGCTATACTAACAGTATGAGTCAAACAATAGGAGACCCAACATTATGAGTAGACCAGACCACTACAACACACCCATCTCACCCATCGAGTACATAATGGCGAATGGCCTTGACTTCTGTGAAGGCAACGTAGTCAAGTACGTGTCTCGCTGGCGCGACAAGGGAGGTACGGACGACCTGATAAAGGCCATCGAGTACCTCCAGTTCCTCCTCGACGAAGAAGAGTACGACGAGGCAGAGCTGTTCTCCTACGAGCAGGAGCAGGAAGAGGAGGTGCCCTTCTCGTCGCTCTTTGACGACTGGAACGAGGAACTCGGTCAGGATAACAGCTTACCGGAGCGGAAGCCTTGGGTAAGCGTTTCGACCACGCCTGCTCACGACGCACACCGGACAGCTCTCGCCGAAAGGTGGAAGGGCTACTACCCCCACGTGGACTCAGCCGTAACCGAGCCTATCTCGCTGGAGGAAGCCATTGCCAAGCGCATGGAGACCGCCGACCCAGAGATTCGCGGCTACTTTGAGGACTTGATGGAGATACGTAGGCGCGAAGACGAACGTAAAGAGGACAAGTAATGGTACGCTGTGATAAGTGCGAACGAGGCGAAGGTCTCGACGAGTGGTACACCCGCGCACGCATCCTGTACTTCGTCGAGGTAGCGTGAAGCGATATTCCATAGGATTCATCAGCCATGATGAAGAAGTGTTCAACCACTACCTCGGCCCAAGCATTAAAGGGCTAGAAGGTGAGTTTGAGATAGGGTACACATCTGATGAGTGTCACCCAGCCCATAACTACAACGCAATGATTAAAGATTGCACTACGGAATATCTCATCCTCACACACCAAGATGTTACCTTCACCAAAGACCTGCTGGAACGCATAGACATGACGATTGCGGTTGTAGGTGAAGACTTTGGCGCACTCGGCATGGTAGGTGTCACTCAGCCCGGTGAGAAGAAACTTTACCATTGGGCGAACGTAGACACCGCTATACCAGTCGATACCCTTGACTCCTGCTTCATCGTCGTACAAGTAAAGAACGGCCCCCTGTTCGACGAGGAGACCTTTGACGACTTCCACCTGTATGTCGAAGATTACTGCGCCACCATTAGCCACGAACCCCACAACAAGGGGGTTTACACTATCCTGACGGAGGGAGGGAGTATCTGGCGGCCACAAGAGACGATGTACTTGGCCCACCACTCAGCTACCATCAACAAGGTAGGCAACGCATGGGGCTTATACGACAAGTACTGGGGTAGATTTGGTAGGAAGTGGCCGGGGGTTAGGACTACATGAAGATGTACATCGACAGTAAGCGAGGGAGTGGAAATTTCATACACCCCACAGCTATAGTCCACGGTAACGTCGTCCTTGGAGATAACAACTACATTGGCCCCTACTGTATCATTGGAGAACCCGGTGAGCACAAGGGACACTTCCACGAGGAGCTGGCTAGCCGCGACGACTGGAAGAACCACAACGCTAACACCGTCCGCATCGGTAATGGTAACACATTCACTAAACAAGTCACCATTGACGCAGGAACGGTAGGAGACACCATTGTTGGTAACGAAAACTGGATGCTCAAAAATGCACACATAGGGCACGACGCCGTTCTCCACAACAACATCACATTGAGCTGCAACGCAGTAGTAGGAGGGCACTGTGCGATAGACGACGGATGTAACTTCGGGCTAGGAGCTGTCATGCACCAGTACTGCTACATGCCAAAGGACTGCATGGTCGGGATGAACACTACGGTTACTAAGCGGCTTGTACCCGAGGAGTGCCGCAAGTACGCGGGTTCGCCTGCTCGTGACATAGGCCCGAACACCAATTACCACACAGTCATCGAAGGGAGGATTGTTAATGACCAAGGTTAGCCTACTCCTCGCTTGCTACCTCCGACCTGCTTCTACTATAGAGGCGGTCGAGTCTGTCTTCGCACAAGATACGAACGGCATTGAGTTGTTGTTCTACGGCGACGGATGTAGGTACTGGCAGGCGCTCGTTGACTCAGAAGACTACACCACTAAGAGAGATGAATTTATCGCCAAAGGTAACACCGTAGTTGAGAAGCAGTTCACGCACGGAGGCGTAACCCCCCTAGTTACGCACGCTATCGAGAACGCTAAAGGTAAGTACCTCCTGTTCATGGGAAACGATGACCTACTCCGAACTAACCACTGCTCGTTGAGGTATGAGGCGGCTGGGGCTGCTGAGGCAGACTTAGTCTTCTTTGACATTCTCCAAGAGACAGCAGGGAGTCCGATTGAGACAGTGCCGACTGAACTCAGGATGGATGGGTTTGGGCACGGAAATATCATTGTCCGCGCCAGCGTAGCGAGGTCACAGGAAGAGCATAACGAGAGCTACGGACATGACTATTATTGGGTGGCAAACATGCAGAAGAACGGTGCGACGCTCGCCGTCTGTAACGCCCCTCCCACATATCTCCAGCGCCTACCGCCCAAAGGCACACATCGCGCTTGGAACTCATACGACCCGGTTCTCGGCAAAGACGCCAACGAGGACGGCGACTACGAAGGGTGGAACAAGTGAGCTGGCTTGGATGGCTCGGGACTATCTGTGTGCTATCGGGTAGGATTTTCTTTGTCTATGGCCTCATGGACATCGGGTTCGCTGTAAGCGTGACAGGCGACTTACTGTGGCTGGCCTACGGTATCAAGGCACGTATCTGGAGCTTAGCTCTACTGGACGCAGTTTTACTAATCACTGACATAATAGGAGTAATAGTACACAATGGCACATAACGCACAGAAAAAGTTTTGCATCTCAGTTAAGGAGAAATTTCCTGCATTCTTCACTGATAGCAATGTAGTTGATATCGGAAGCATGGATATCAACGGGAACAATAGGTATCTCTTCACCGGAGGTAGCTATATAGGTATAGACCCAGCACCGGGCCGAAACGTCGATGTGGTCTGCAAGGGCCACGAGTACGCGCCCGAAGAGCAGAGCGATGTAGTCGTCTCGACTGAGTGTTTTGAACACGATATGTATTACGAGGCTACGTTACAAAATGCGGTTAAGATACTTAAGCCCGGAGGACTACTGCTGTTCACCTGCGCGTCAACGGGACGACCTGAGCATGGGACGTTAAGAACAAGCCCGCAAAACTCAGGGACTACCCAGATAGGAGATGAAGAGTGGGGGAACTACTATAAGAACCTGACCGAGGTCGATGTAAGAGCTGCCCTAGACGTTCATAGGATTTTCTCTTCCCACCAGTTTCGCTTTTATGCTCCCTCATGCGACTTATACTTCTGGGGGATAAAAGCACCGCATAAAGGCACGTATCTGGAGCTTAGCTCTACTGGACGCAGTCTTACTAGTGACTGACATAACAGGGGTAATAGTACACATACGATGAAGGGTTACTTAGAGCTACTAGACAACATACTACTTAACGGCGTCCAGAGCGATGACCGCACCGGAACAGGCACGACCAGCATCTTCGGGACTCAGACCCGGTACGACCTGAGCTACAGCAACCTGCCAGTCGTCACCAGTAAGTTCATCCACCTACCCAGCGTCATTCACGAACTACTGTGGTTCCTGAGGGGAGACACGAATACCGAGTACCTCACAGAGAGAGGGGTTAAGATATGGGATGCTTGGTCGGACGCACAGGGAGAGCTAGGCAAGGTGTACGGCCATCAGTGGAGAAGCTGGGGGGCGCAACTGCATTCCCCCGGACTTGACCAGATAGCCAACGTCATCCAGAACATCAAGGACGACCCGTACTCTCGAAGACACATAGTCAGCGCGTGGAACCCCGGTGAGTTAGACCAGATGGCTTTACCACCCTGCCACCTCCTGTTTCAGTTCTATGTCAGGGACGGACAGCTATCTTGTCACCTGTACCAGCGTAGCGCAGATGCCTTCCTTGGAATTCCATTTAACATCACGTCCTACAGTCTCTTGACTCACATGATAGCTCATGTAACCGGGTTGCGCGCACACGAGTTCATCCACACGATAGGTGATGTCCATATCTACAATAATCACCGTGAGCAGGTGGAGCTACAGCTAAAGCGTAGGGAGGTGTTGTACAGCACGCCTACGGTGCTGTTAAGGCCTGAGATTGAGTGTATTGATGATTTTACTTACCCGCACGATATCAAGGTGGTGGACTACAAGTACCACAGGCGTATCAGGGGAAAGATTTCAGTTTGAGGGAGGCGGGGCTACTAGCTGACTCATGCCCCTCAGCAGGTCGTCCAGTTTACCATTTAACCGCTCGTCCATCTCCTCGATGGCTTGAGTGTTCTCAATTTGCTTCGTTTGAAGCTCCTCGATGCTCTGGACTTTATCAACGAACTCTACGCTCGCCTCATACGCCTTAGCGGTTCCAGCAGCTATTGAAGCTACGAGTCCGATAGCAGCACAGATAGTGATAAATGATTTTGCACGCTCAGTGACGGTCACGCCACTGCCCTGTAGATTGCCACGAACCACAGGCCAAGCCCGAGTCCGACACACAGTATGGTGAGGATGAGCATGGCAGTGTCAACGCCGGGAGCCTCAAAGTCAGCCAGAATCTTCTTAGACTTGACGACAATACGCGCCCTATCCTCTACCTTGACTTCGGGGAGCTTCTCGACAGCTTCCTCAACCATTTCGGTCTGAGACATGCTCTCAACTTCCTCGACAGGCAGAGCCATCATCTTGTCGATGACTCGGTCGCCACGCTCGATGGCGCTCTTGACCTGCTCGTCAGTCATGGGGTTATGCATAGCCATCTGATGGATGTTACTTCTCATCTGCTTCTTAGCTTTCGCTATCTGTTCTGGTGTGAACTGGCTCATCCCACTATTATACCACAGATTGCGTCAGAATCTGAGATGGCCTCTACCTCAGAGTGGTAAATACCTGTCGGACTGATATAGGGTCGTCCAATCCCGGCTATATCCTCTAGGCTGCACTCTAGCCGCTTCTCAGAATCAGCCATGTAGACCAGCTCAGAGCAGGACAAGGCACCAACGCCTATCTTAAACTTCTGGTCGTATGGTGTGCCACGGTAGCTTAAAGTATTGTTAATAAAAGTCCGCACGTAGTACTTATCGAACTTTTTGCCCCTAATGATACACACCCGTGTTGCCTCAGCACAGAAGTCCATAAAGGTTGTCTGCTTATACCCCGTAGATACCATCTCAGCTATCTCGAAGTTCTTGTTCTTACTGACGCAGACAGCCGCGTGGCTCCATACACCGGGTATCAGCATGGTAGTTAGCTTCTTGGAGTCCTTACTGAGAACAATGTCACCCGGCTGGAGTTGTTCGTACATCTTCCAGAATTTACGCCCGCCTATTCCTCCGTGGGTTGTGGTGAAGCGTACCTTGGGGAGGACGTGGCGCAAGAGGTAGCTGTACATCCGTGTGTCCATTACCCACAGTAGGAAACGCCGTCTGAGTTGAGTATAGCGCTTTTTCAT